CGCTTCTTGAGGTGTTTTGAGGGGGTGAAACGCTTTGGTTCCAGTTAGGTCAACTTCCCCGCACTTCAAACATTTCGTGATGCCGGGCTTTTCGTAACCGTTCGCCCATATCATGTGAATCGCCCAATCATGCACGCACGGTTCTCCCACCTGAAGCGCCCCCGATTTAAGGGCCTCGGCTGCGATGGCTTTGGGATTTAGTGGGAGGTTCATTTGGGAGATTCGGAAATGTGAAGCACGGTAACGCCAGCCGATAGGACGCGCCCGAGGGACGGGTCATTCCACGAAAGCATGAGGCAATGCAGTTGGTCGGTTAGGGCGCGTTCAATATCCTCAATCAAAGGCGATTCACCGCCGTGGGTTTTAACTTCTAACTGAACTTGAAGTTTCATCTTAGGAAAAATGCGATGACAAGAAACAAGGTTGCCTTGCGTTCATTGGCGGCTCCCCCTTTCCAAAAACACCATAATCCGGCCCCGCCATAGCAGAGATAGACTACAATTCTAAGCAACGCACAGAGCGACACAAATAAATCCCATAGTTGGTTCATAAAAGTTAGTTCCCCCGCCCTGTGTAAGCCCTAGTTCCGCGCACACACGCGAGTTTATCTTTGGCGGGCGAACCGTTGGAGCGGGAGAGTTTCATTTTGCTAGGAGCTGTTCACGCACGGATTCCAGAAGTTCAAGCCAGCAGGTTTCCTTGGCACATTCGAGGTGGGGGCAAACGTAGTTGCTGCCGGTCTTGGCGAGGTGTTCCCTGTTCTTGTAGCCCCATTGTTCACAGGAACACGTTACCCGCAGCCAATTCGCATAGTGGATATGGCCGGGACGACTCCTAGAAGTCACCTGAAAGTGGAAGGGTTCTCCCATGATGGGCGTTGAGGTCATACCGCGTGCATCCTTTTCAGAACGTCCCGCCGCGTATCCGGTCCCAAGTCCAACCAGTTCTTGTCTCGGATTCCGTCAGGGGAAAGCCCATACATGCTTTGCAGGATGCCGCGCCAGCCGGGGGGCTCCATGTAAATATCCGCCCGTTCGCTTTGGGTGCGCGGACCTCCTCCTAGATGGGACCACCATTTTGCAAGGGCGGGTGGGGTAAGCGCCCAATCCTTGTTCTTGCGCTTGTAGCAGTCCACACGGGCGGTCAGTTCGGCAACGGTGAGGTCGGGGCAAACGGTCTTGATTTCAGCTAGGGCGGTGGCTGCGGTCCTGAACTCTGACTTGGTAGTGGATTCAGGGACACCCCCGCAGAGCGATACTAGGGCATCTAGGAGGTCGTTTCGCTTGCGCGGGATGGGTGCGGGCTTGGCGGGCGATTCGCCCCGTAAAATAGCCTGTTCGTTCACTTCTGCCTCAATAATCTCGGCAAGCCGTAAAAGCCCCTTCTCTGTAGCATAAGGATACTCCGACTTGAACCTAGCTATTACCCTTTGGGCCAGCGAACTCATTGGGGCGAAGTGGGCGAATCGGGCGTTTCAAGGAAACGATATTTATTCTTATCCAGAATGGAGAAGGCCCAGAAAAACAATTTAAAGAAATGAATGGTGATACGCCAATGGCTGCTCTTGGCGACAAGCATTCCATTCTCATATAATCTCAGGGTGTAGCTTTTCATGAGAGCAACCCAAGGGAACGCGCTTCTTTTCCGTGGGCATGTATCCAGTCATGGCAGGGGCGACAGACTGCAATCCATGTTGAGCGGTCGAGGTAGTTGCCTGCGGTTCTCCCCGCTGAATGATGAACGTCCTTAGAGGCAAGGTCGCACGGCAGATGGTGGGGGATGCGCGGGCCGGCTTCACAGATTCTGTGTTCCCTCAAGAACTCAAGACGGCGCACCCGGTAAATCGCCCCCTGCAAACGGCGCTTATCAGAAACCGGCCTGACCCGCTTGCGCGCCCCCTTCTTTACCTTCGGGGGCCTAGAAAGCCATGCTTTGAAGTCTGTGGGGAGGGCCGTGGAAATGAGTTCTTTCTTCATGGGAAGAATCACGCGAGGCGTTCGATTGCTAGGAGTTCTTCTAGGCGATTCATGGCTTCTTCGCGGGTTATTTCCTGATCGTGGTATTTCTTGGCGTAGAATCCGGCAGCGTATGGCTTGAACCATTCGTCATGCTCGAAAATATAGGGCTGTTGAGGATTCACGCGGGATTGAATCGTGAGGTGGCAACGTTGGCAGAGGGCGAGCAGATTCCACCAAACGCAATTCGCCTTGTTGCCGTCAAGATGATGAACTGTGCCAATGCGCCATTGGGCGTAAACGCGGATTCCCTTCGTGAAGTGATAGCCAGCCGTTCCCATCATGTCACCGAGCGGCACGACTGAATCGCCCATCATAGCCCCAAGCGGGCCATAGTGATTGCAGCTTGCATCGCAGGGGGTCCATTCGCCCTTCCCGTGTTCCCCTTTGCGATAGGGATGCCCGCAGCGAATACAGCGATGCCCGGCTTCCGACCAAACGCGGTCACTTGTCTCCTTCCAGTCAGAAGGATATTCGCCCGTTATAGGCAATGCTCTCACGATTCGCCCCCCGAGAATTTCCAGAAAGAATCCTTCCCTTTGGTTACTTGGGAGGAGATTTGGAGGGGGAGGGTCATAAATGGGGGCAGGTTCAAAAGGGTTCGTTGGCGGGCGATTCGCCCCGTTCAATGCGCCCCTGAATTTCCACTAGTTCACGGGTGATAAGGTCAATGGATTGCTTCGCCTGTTCGCCCCAACTGAAAGAGGTGTTAGTGGATTTGCACCCCTCAATGTAAAATTCAACGGCCCGAGCCAACGCGCCACCAACCGTAGCGCCGTGCGGTAAATTAACCGGGAGGTCAGGTGCTCCGTCCCATTTGACGGGAGCCACGGGAACCTGCTTTTGCGCCACGCTACGGGCCGGAGGGCGGGAAACACGGATTGGGTCGCCCGGCATGTTCTCGGCCTCAGGTTGGCCGGTAAAGCGGCCCTTTGACGGGTCGGGGTTGCGCGTCACCTTGATTTTGTTCATCCCTCGGGGGGTTTGGCCGGTCACATCATAGCCAGCCACCTCCCCCACGCGGTAAGCTGGTTGAGGCGTTTTACAATTGGCCTCCCCGCTCGTCGCGTCATCAAAGGACACGGTGAAGGGATGCATGAGGCCGTATTGGGACTCCCACGGTTTGCCGGCAGGAGTGATACTAACGATTCTAGCGATGTTCATAAAATGTGGTTCTTGGAATAATCCGGCTTGGGCCAGAGGGAGCACAGCCCCATCAGTTCCATGTTACGGAGGTGGGAGAGAACGGGGAAGTCCTTGCGCACCCTTGGGGAAATCGGGCAGGACATGCAGCGGGGGTTAGATTCGCCCCCACCTGAGTAAACGTCCCTCCCCTTCTTGGGATAAAACTGCCGGTTCGCCCGCTGCTCGGTGGATTCTAGGGTGCCTAAGATCATGTTAAAATTCGTGGGGCGTTCCACGGTTCTCCCGACTGCGCACCCTTTCAAGCTGGGCCAGCTCATCGGCAACGAGCTTGGGGGAAATGGTTGGCAGGTGGACGGGTCGCCCCGAAAAGGAATGACAGAGGCCATCAATGTCCGATTCATCCAGTGGGAGGGCGGGTAGGCCTTCGTTCGCTTCACCCAACAGCTTTTGCAGTTCGCCCGGTTCAAAGGGGCGGTGCGAGTCACAGAACATAAGGAACAGGTCGTTTGATAGGCTCATGGTGCTAAGAGGCGATAGAAGGAATGACGTTTCTTGGTGATGGGGGAAAATTCGACTTTGTTCTCGATGTTGATTCCGGCCTTTCTGGCGTCCGCTGCGCGGCTGTGTATGGCGAAGGCCCCCACCACCTCAACCAACTCAGGAAGCCCCACCCATTGACCGTTAGCCGCGTGCAAATGGGCGATTAAGGCGTCGGTCTGGGTCGGTGCGCCCCCGTGCTCCCTAAAGGCAATTTCAGTTTGATTCACGGATATGGCTGGTTTGGGAAACGTGGAGGGGGAATCAGGCAGCCGGAACCGGGTCTTTGATAGCAGCCAGTTCGCGGAACAAGTCCAGATAGGCGGTGCGGTATTTGAGTTTTTGTTTTTCCGCATACGCATACGCATACGCATCCGCATACGCATACGCATACGCATACGCATCCGCATACGCATACGCATCCGCATACGCATCCGCATACGCATACGCATACGCATACGCATACGCAGACGCAGACGCATCCGCATACGCATACGCATACGCATACGCATACGCAGACGCATCCGCATCCGCATACGACCTCAAACCCGACAAAGTATTTCGCGCCGCAACGGCGCTCGCTTTGTCGGTTACGCACTCAATCTTCGCAATCGCCGCAATGCCCTCGCGGCACGAAGCAGCCAGTTTCTCGTTCTTGGTGTTCGAGGCAATCCACTCCAACCGCATGGGGGTCAGTTCGTGAATGACGGCATTGGTGAACCTCGCCGCACGCTTATTGGTGGTTTCCAGCGAAACGCGGCTATCCAGAAGGAGCGGAATCAGGGGGCGGAGGTGCTCGGTGCGTTCGGTATCCGACTTCCACCACGAGGCATCATTGGCGCTAATGGCCATATTGCGGAGAAGCGGGCAAGCGCAGTCGAGCCGGTCAGTCGGCTTCTTGAGCGATTCGCCCTTGCGGAGAGCATCAATCGTCGCGGCCTGAGCCACGAGACAAGCGGTGGTCTGCCCATCACCGACGCCTTGCGCCATGATGAGGGGAGCGATTACCGGATAAAAGCCATGATAGGCTTCGTTGCCCGAGGGCGGACGGATTATTTCGGGAGAGGATTTAGATTTCATGGGCGAATGGTTTCTTGGTGTTAGGCGCGAACGGGTAAACTAGAAGCCATTTTGTTGCGGGGATTAACTCAGGGGCGGGCGGGGCATTCGTTGAGGGTGCAGTCCTTGGGAGATTCGCCGCACCATTGGCAGATACGAGCGTCATCCTCTGCAAACTGGCGCTCATAGGAGGCAATTTCTTGGTGGGAGGCATAACGAGCCTCAAAGCGGGCGACAAGGGCCGCATGGTTAGCGTTGGCCTCAATGGAGCCGTCCCAATAAACGATGACGCGAAGCGAAGGAGTGTTCATTTGGCGAGCAGGGTTTTGATTTGGGCGTGAAGCCAACGGGAAGGGGGCCGACCGTATTTCCATCCCTGCACCGTCCGGGCCGACACCCCGAGGGCAAGCGATACTTCCACCGGGGAGAATCGGGCGAACAGTTTGGCGAGAGTTTTCTTATCCATGAGAGGATGAGAGACGATTTCCGCAGACTGCGCAAGCCCCAATACGCAGATTGCGCAAAATACTTTGTAATCGTCTCTCCCCGATTCGCCCCCCTCGTGAGTCCTGAGACAAGCCCACCACGCAACTAACAGAAACAGGATTTGGATTACTAGCCTCGTTCGGACGCTCTGCCGTAAAGCTCCCTGATAAGTTGATCGTTCTCCGAACCAGTGATAACTGCTAGGCGTCATGTCTTTTTGATGCCGTAGATGTAGCGGCCTTCGAGGGCTTGCCGGTATTCAGCGCGGGAGATTCGCCGGCCAATGAGCTTTGCGGCCCACCCACTCACAAGGGGGACCGTCACGCCCAGCGGGAAGATCGCGGCATTGGTGAATCCCCCGTTCTCGTTACGGCATCGCTGAATCAATTCATCCGTGAGTTCAATCGGCCCTTCCCCGGGCGGCATATCGGCCTCGACCTTCGTTAAGTTAATGAAGGCTTGGGAGCGGCGAATCTCGTTAATCCGGGCGCGGCGTTGAGCCTTGGACTCCATCGGCTGACGAATGGCGGGCGAAGTCTCTTTCTGCTTTCCATGAAAAATCTCATGGCAACGGCGGCACAGGCAAATGAGGTCGTTCAAATAGTTCAGTTCATCGCCCCGATGCGAATAGTCCCGGTGATGGGCGCAAAGGTCATGCTGAGAATTACAAAGCTGGCACTTATAGTCAGCCCGTTTCTTCACGGCTTCCGCCACGCGCTTCCAGTAATCGGTTTTCAGGTAATCGTTGTATTTCTGGCTCATTGGACGTTTGTGCTCAGATAATCGGCCTCGAATTTATCAGCGAACTTCGCCAGATGCTCCCGCCATGCGTGCAGCGGAACCGTCCCATAGGCCGCGAACCACTTTTCAGCGCACGCCTCGACCTGAGAAAACGCACGGAAGCCGATAGCCTCAAGGTGTTCGATTGCTGCCTCAACAGAAGGACAGGAAGATTTCTCCCTAGCTCGGCCCCGCCGAGCAGTAATCTTTGTTCTCATCTTTTTCTCTACCCTATTCTCTATGTTCACTTCCTGATGAAGTGTGCCTTCACTTTTAAATGAACCTACCTTCACTTTAATATGAAGTTGCGGGTCGGATTGGACGTTCTGGGCAACTAGGATTTGGCGCTTCCTGCCGCGAAATCCCATGTGAAGGATGAATTTGCCCTTTACGAGCTTGGACAGGGCGTTGGCTATGCTGCCCTCGGTCATTCCCATTTTGAGGGCTAGATAGGCGTTAGAAGCGAAGCAATTGCCCTTCCGGCTCAGGCAGTCGATCTCAGCCAGTAGGCATTTCTCGGTCCAAGTTAGCAGGGGGCTTTCCCAGATGGAGGCGGGTATCCAGACGCCTTTGAACTGGGGCTTAGGCTCCTCGGCCTCGTCCCCGAATGGGTTTTCGTCGCAGGGTGTTATTCTCATCGCAGTAAAAGAAAGCGGGGTGCGCCCGCTGCGACACGGAACGCACCCCCATTAGGTATACCAAAATAGTTTCGAGTGACCGCCGCAGACGGGTCTCGTTATGCCCCAAGGTTCGCCCACTTCGCCCTCCCCTTCAAGCACAATCTTTCCCCCTTATTCACTAGGCCGGACGGATTGCCTTGGGAAACGAACTGGCTGCGGGGTGGGAATTTTACAATTGGGGTTTCTTGGTGGGAGGTCTGCCCCCTAGCTTTCCGTTGCGTTTACGGGCTTCGTTCTGGGCGGGGGTGTTCCGGCTTCCCCCCATGCGTCCGAGGGCCACAGCGGCGGTATTCTTAGGCTTGGTGGTCATTGGCGTAATCGGGGTGGCACTTTAGAACGGTGACGGTAGCGCCTTTCCAGTAGGCATCCACGATCTTGATAAAGCCTTTGATTTCCAGACCCCGAAGGGCCGCGCTTTTGAATGTTCCGACTGAGCGAGCACGATAGGCAGGCGAAACGTTGGCATCATATTGAGAGGTCAGGACTTCAACCGTTTTGCCAACATGATTTGAGAGCGAGCGCATGGCGCTGTCTTGATGATCTGTGAGTTTCATGGGATTAGGAGTTGCGGTATTCGACTTGGCGTTTTCCGTTGAAGATTTCGACCCGATAGCCCCCACCCATGCGGAGGCCACGGGCGAACTCAATAGCCTCGGCGTCGTTGTTGAGGCGTTCGACATGGCTGCGAACGGTCCTCTTGGCCGTGTGGCGATACTTGAAGGAGTAAGATTTCATGGCGTAACTAAACCTGACCGCTCAGGATATAGCAAGCCCCGAATCAAATAAAACGCCCACCTAGTTTGTAATGCCCGCTGCGGCTATGACGGCTTGGGAAACGATCTAGTTGTGGGCTTCGGTAAGTTCAGGACGACCGCCCGTGTTGGTGTAAAGCAGAACCCACATGCAGATCGAAGCGCCCACCTTATCGCCCCGCCAATAGGCTAGATTTGCCCTAGAAAGCAGTTCTTTGGTCTGGATAGGGTTGGCCCCCCCCCGGCAGGAAAGGCTCAGGAAGGGGTTTGGAATCGGCTGGGAGGGGTCTGGTGGGCGAAGCACCGGGAGGGACGCGAGGTAGTCCGCAGTTCTCACATTCCCAGTTCGGGCCGGTGTTGAGGGAGAACCAGCATTGGCAGGACGGGCGCGCCCCATTGGCTACGGCGGCTTGGGAATCGGGTGGCGGCATGGTGTTGAGTGGGTTGGGGGGGGTTACGGGGCGTTCTGGGTAAACTAACTACCCTTTCTGGGGTTTCTTCCCCTCGTCGGCAGCGGCTTCCAGTTGGGCGAGGCGGGTCTTTATAGTGACGATGTGCTGCTCTAGTTCGGCAATGCGATCCCGCTGGGCGTCGTTCTCTTGGATGAGCGGCTGGGTCGTGGATTTGATGGCCTGCAACTGAATCAACGGCCCCTGCTTTTGGAGTTGCGCCTCGGCCAGTTCCGCCTTCGCCGCCGTTAGCTCGCGTTCGAGTTGGCGGGCGAACTGCACATAAACGAACCTATCCTCGTGCGTCGTATGCACCCAGACTTCTTCGCGGTCGAACATGGCACTGTCCACGCGGGGCGTCTCCCCCTCCTTGGCCGGCGGTTCGCCCGTAGCAGGCGGGGGCGGTGGGATTGGGCGCAACAGCGCAAGCTCGGATTGGTCCTTGGCGTATTCGCCACCGGGAATCACGCGAACGTAAGCGCATTGCTTCACGCCATCCTTCTCGTCAGTCACTAGCATCTTCACGCCTTCGCTGATTTCATTGACGACCTCCAACCCGTAGTAACGCAGAACGGCTTCAGCGACCTCTAGCCGCTTGTCCACATCGCGCATCCGTGCCTCATCCTCGGCGATCTTGGTCGCGGCAACGTCGGGCGTGTAGAGTTTGCGAGCCCGCTTGCGGTAGGCTTCGAGCGTGGCCCTGAGCTTTTCCAGTTCCCCCTCCTGCGTGCTCGCGGTGGCCGATTGTGGGGCGAAGCGGGCGATGATGGCGGCAACCCTTGGTTCGTTAAGATGCACTTCCTCCCGGAAGCAAATCTCGTTCGCCGCCTTGAGCGCCCACTGCGGTATTTCAGTATTCATTTTAGTAAGTTGAGGTGTTCCCATTTCTTGAATCGTTTGCGTTCATGGAATTGCTGGCAAAGAAGGCATTCCCGCTGACCGGGACGCTTGCGCTTCGTGATGGTGTTCTCAGGGGTAAATTCATGGCCGCGTTTGCAGAAACGTTGCTGCTGGCCCTTGAATCGTCCTTTGCTGACGGCATCCCGCATATTCTCGGTGGTAGTCCCGAGAAATATGTGGTCAGGGTTAACGCATTGAGGGTTGTCGCAACTATGGCAGGCAAATAGATCAGCGTTGATATGTCCAAAGGAGACAAAGAACGCGAACCGATGGGCGAAAACATCGCGTCCCCCGACATTGAAAAAGCCGTAGCCTTTTGGGTCGAGCCTCCCGGTCCACAGATGGCAGCCTTTCTCATGTGGCTCGTTGCTTACGAATGACCAGAACCTTTCTCGGTCTTCCGCCGAGCTTTCCGTTATTGCGAGATGCCGCTTGTTGGGCATCCGAATTACGGGCTCTGCCGGCGCTTCCGATACGGCTGTAGAATCGTTTGGTTTTGATTGGCATGTCATGCTTGGGTTATCGGCCTAATGCTTGGGTTTGTCAAGCGCCCCCTGCTTGCGTGGTGTCAGGCTTCACTTTTTATCCTCCAAAAGGTCAAATACCATTGGGCCAATCATAATAATGAGGAATCCGAGCACGACGCACATCGCCCCCGTGAAGAAGATGTGGAGGTCGGCAAGAATCGCCCCTATCAAGCAAAAGACGATTCCGAGAATGTAGATTTTAGTGGTGGGCTTCATGGGCGGGGGAGTTGATGCCGAGGGAGGCAAGGGCGTCCACGATTACGCACTCATCTGTCGAGTATTTCCCGTATCTTGCCACAATCGCCCCATGTGCGTGCTCCACCATCGCGTCGTAGGCTTCTGGCGTGGCGGGGAGGACGAAGACGGGGTAAGTGAACACATCCTTGCCGGGTTTCTTGAGGAAAGCACACGCCCCCATTTCCTGCTTGGATGTGTAGCCTCGGTCGAACCATACCTTGCGGGCGGTGACTTTCGCCCCCTTCCTGACCGCCTTGGTCAGCGCCTTCGCTTTCGGTTGGGACTTGTGGGGGGATTTCATGGGGTGGGGTTGTTGAGGGCGGCGAGGGCGGTTTGGCAGGCTGCGAGGTTTCGGCGAATGTTGAAGCTGGAAAGACCGTCTTCGTGAGTGATGCCCTCCAGCGCCTCCAACACAAGGGCCATTACCTCGGGATTCAGGCGGGCGATGTATTGGGCGTTGGCTTCGGATTGCACGCCACGCAATTCCATGCGGGCAATCGGGGCGATGCGGTCAGGAGTGGAGCCTGTGGTAAACACGCGCCAATCACTATGCATGGCGGGGCGGCTTGATTCGTCGGTATGGGCCGACCACTTGCCTTGGGTCGCCCCGCGGAGCAGTTCCTTGAACGAGGCCGGACGGGATGAGGGGATGGGCGAATCAGTTTTCATTTGGTGGAATCGGGGTGGAGGAGGGCGGAAATCTTAACGAGAATGGACTTGTAGAAATCGTCCGGCATAGCTTGTTGCCCCGCCAGCCCTTCGATAGTTGCTTGAGCCTCCCCCAAAACGGCCCGATATTTTTCTAGCTGGGCGGAGTGGTGGGCGGCTTCACGTTCAAGGGTGCGGGCGAAGTCGGCTGTCACGAGTTCGGTGGGGCAGCTATACCAGCCACGAGCGCCAGCGGCATTAGCATCGGTGCGTGGAGTGGGGATGTTCATTAGTGAATCGCCCCCCTCGGTAAGCGTAGGAGTTTTCATGTGGAAGCGGGCGAATCGTAAATGTTGATGGGACCGAGGGCGTAACCAACGAGATTGTGTATGAAATAATACTCGTCGCCGCGCCCATCTCGAACAAGAAGGCCGTCGCGTTCTTTGGTAAGCGACACCACCAGCATTCGGCCCTTCGTGACCCAGATATAGGTGTATCCGGGCATGAAACTATCGGCCTTCATTGCTTCAATTCGATTGGGATGTGATGTTCTGGTTTTCATGGGTTTAGGGTTTCTGGAAGGTCAACATTCGGGCCTTCAAAATCATGTAGTCGTAAGCGCCTTCAAAGTCCGCGCCCTCGTAATCATCCGGCTTCATTTCATTAGCCGTCTTTTGGTGGGCGACTTCCTTGTTATGGCGCTCGTAAAGTTCAATGGTGCGCTGGGCGGAATCTAGAACGTCATAAAGCAATTGCTGCATATCGGCGTCCAACTCGAATTTGCGAGTGTGGGATAGCATAAGCCGCCAATCTTGGACGCGCTGGGCAATGGGCTTATCGGTGTTCACTGGTAGACGGCCTCGTATTGGGCGATTACAGGCTCTAGGCGCGCCTCAAGCGCAGCGAGGGCGGCGGTGAAGGCCTTGGAACCAAGCCGGCCTTCCTGCTTGGCCAGAATCATAATCATGCAGGAGAAACCGCGTCCGGTGGGAAGAACGCCCCGGCGAAGGTCGGAAGCGATAGAATCGCGGAAACCACCCCGCCCATCAGCCAAACGGTCAGCAAGGTCGGACACTTGAGCAGCCACAGCGGCCAGCTTCGCGTCACGCTCGGCAGTCAGGCGAGCCGTTTCAGCACGGGAAGCGGCAATCTTGGCGTCGTCAACCGCCAGCGCCTCGGAAGTGAGCCCCTGACGCACGCACCGCTTGACCGATTCCGAACCCACCTTAGCGGCGCAATCCGTGCCGATGAAGTGCTGCACGCCAGCGATCTTGATGACCACATGATGCAAAATCCCCGTCCCGCAATGAGCGCACGAACCCGCGCCAATCGGAGCTTCGGCCATCGCCTGACTATACGCGGCGGGATTAGCCTCCGCGAGCGAAGCGGACGGCAGACTGAAGAAGCCGGTTACAACTGCATTGGAGAGGTCGAGTGACATTGTGAGCGCCTTTAGGGTGGGAGGTTACGTGCGATTGTGTAATCCAGAATCAGTTTTTTCGTGGGTGTGGGCGGTCTGACAAGGGAGAGTGGATACGAAACCTACCGTGGCAGCAAGAACTATCGGTAGGTATTTTCTTGCCCAAATTGTAATCCCTCCACATTCTGTGGACATGCCAGAGTTAAACAGAGCTAAACTAATCGCCCATCTGCTATCCATAGCCGGCATGTCCACGCCCAAGAAAGCCAAATCTAGCGCGGCCAATGGCAAGCTGGGTGGCAGGCCCAGAAATAAAGTGAACACCACACAGCGGCCAAAAGAACGCGAAAGAAAGCCACTCCTGAAAGCATCGGGGAAAATCTTATAGGCTTGTAAATGTAAAACGTCCTCTTAGGTATTCACCCCACAACATAGGACGCCATGAAACAAGAATCAAAGACAGCATGGATTTCTGCCCAATATCTGAAAGCAGGTTTAGCCATCTCAGAAATTGAGGCTGCCAGAAAGCAAAGGTGCTCGGGGTATGATGAACGGCTAAGAAAATTGAATGCCCTGACAAGCGTTCTATTAATTAGGCAACTTGATGAACAAGTTGAACTTTTTGACCCGAAAGAAATCCTGAATCCTGAATTACAGAAGCTCCTCGAATCGCCCCTGCATGGATTGGATTGATGCATACGCAGATTTTAACGGTTAACCAGCAGGACCGATCACATGAAGTAGAGCGGAGCGAAGAAGCGGCGATAGTGGGAGAACTTGCCCGGCATTTTCTTGACCTGAAGGAAGCAACATCAGCCCATAGAGCAGCCACACTGATTTCAAAATTGCATGCCCTTTCTCTCTGCCATCCCGAAGCAATCTGGTTAGTGCTTTCGCTCCTCACTGGCGACCTCACAGAAATAACCAAGAGCTACGCCGATATGGGAAAAGAACATGCCCGCACCAAGCAGGGAGAGGAACAGGCTCGTGCTCGCGCCATTGAAGCGATCCGCCGCCACTTCCCAAAATTAGCAATCGCAGTAATAGAACTTCGCCATATCACATCCCAATTTGAAACGCCCATAGAGGAAAACAAATGAGCCTTCGTATTTTATTCTCGAATCCGGTCTGGTGGCAGACGGGTGAACGCGGTGAATTACGTGCGGGTATTCGTGCGGGCTCGCGCTGGCCTTTTTCAGTCCAAACCAATAGCCGCCCCGATGCGCCCGCTGCCTTTGAATACACGCCCTACCCCATGTTCATGGGTTTTTCGGCTTCATGGTGTCAGAGGGCATTTCCTGACGCGCAAGTTGTGCTTCGTGACTCAATCGCCCGGCGTGAATCCTACGAAACATATTTAAACCATATCGCCCAATGGAAGCCCGACTTTGTTATTGTTGAAACCGCCACCCCCTCATGGGAGCATGACAAGCATGTTTGCAGGCTGATTAACGAAGCATATCCCAAGGCCAAGATCATCATAACGGGAACGATAACGACCACGCGGCATGAGGAAATAATCGCCCTCGGTTACGCGGCCATCCTTGGCGAATACGAGAAGGGCGTTGTTCGGGCAATTAATGGAGAATGGGGAAAAGTTCCCCACGATCTGCTAACGGTGGAGGAGATGAACGCCGCTCCCTATCCAATGTATGATGAGCAATATGCTCTCACCTATTTCGATGCCTGCCCCACCGGCCAAGAATCCCCCGAACTAGTCATGTGGACTTCTCGCGGCTGCCCTTTCAAATGTATAGCGGGAGACACCATCGTTAATACGGTTGAGGGCATGATTCCGATTAAGCACTTAGTTGGTCGTGATGGAATCGGCGTTTATACCTACAGCGAGAAAGAGCAGCGCGTAAAGATTAGCCGGGCTCAGAACATCCTAAAACTGGGGCATGAGAAAATGGTTCGCGTGCATTTTGATGACCATACGCATATTGATTTCACGCCTGACCATAAGATCATGACCTTCACCGCGGAAAATCAGTTCGTCAAAGAACAGGAGTTTGAGGTTGAAGCGGCTTCATTGCTGCCGGGTATGCGGGTAAGGGCGATTAAGGGGAGCTATTCCGGGCCAAAGAAATATAAGGCGATTTCATGGCGCAGGAAGGAACGACAGACCGTGCATAGATTGCACGCTGAATGGAAATACGGAAGGCGCTTGGTTCATGGTGAAATTGTCCATCACAAAGACCATAACCACGAAAACAACCACCCTGATAATCTTGAGATTTACGCAAGCGTCAAAGCCCACTTTGCTAATCATCCCGAAATCGCCCAACGAATGCGGGAGAGCAACCCGGCAAAGAATATGACGCCCGAATGGGCCGCGAAGCTCGCTAAGGCCAACACAGGCAAAGTCCGCACGCCTGAAAGCAAAGAGCGTTATCGCCTAGCGGCCATCAAGCGCGAAGCCGCGAAGAAACATAAGCCAGATGGTATCCCAAACCATCGCGTTGTGTTTGTCGAAGACCTCCCGGGCACCCATGACGTTTACTGCTTGGAGGTGCCGGAAACGGGATGGTTCTACGCGAACAACGTCCTAATCAAAAACTGCTGTTTCTGTGCTTGGCCATCGGTAATGACAAACAACGACCCGGACGGAAACTCACCCCGCAAGGTCCGTTATTACACGCCCGAATATATTGAAGGCTGGGCACGCCACAGAATCGCCCAAAACCCCGGCATCAAATCAATCCGTTTGGATGATGACACGGCCAATCTAGGCGACAAACATACGTTGGGATTCGCCCAAGCCATGAAATGTATTGGCCTACCTTGGTCTGCTATGTGCCGGGCTGATACCGTCAAACTTTCCACTTGGAACATTATGCAGGAATGTGGCTGCTTTGGTGTTAAACTGGGCATGGAGTCAGGCTCCCAGCGGGTGATAGATGGCATCATTAACAAACGCCTAGACCTAGCAGACATTGAATCCCGCATCCTCCCCCACCTGAAGTCCATCGGCCTCAAGGTTCACACCACATGGACAGTCGGCCTCCCCGGTGAAACGCCCTCCGAAGCCAACGAAACACTACGCATGATCGAACGCCTCTATACCAAAGGACTGCACCACACCCACCAACTCTCAGGCACAGCCACCATTGAGGGCAGCCCTTTAGATGCCATTGCGCGGGGGGAAAAGTTGAAAGCCTACCCAGCCGCAGACAGACAGGGCTTCACCATCTCAGGCGATGGGCAGTCCAAGATTGAATCAATGTCTCGCGCCCTACCAGCTTCCCATTAAAGGAATCTTTTTACATTTACTATCGGCTGCGGTGTTAGCGTCACCTAATACTTTTACATTTGACCTTGTAAAACCTTAGTTGCCTATACCGAAACCAAGCCAATGGGCCAATCTGAGCAATCCTATGGGGCTATAAAGCCCGAACTCGGTTCTGAGCCAGCCAAGGCGGCTGAGCTAAAGGAGCAGCCTTTAACGTGGATTCTTTTGGCGAGCAAGTTTGGGGTGAGCGTTCAGACGATCAAGGTGTGGAGGGTGAAGGAGGGTGCGCCCGTAACGCCTGACTTTGAGGCATGGCAGGCATTTGTAAAAAAAGAAGGATTGGGAACGACAATTCGGGGATTGGCTGGGTCGGCGTTGAAGGACGAAAAGACCAAGCACGAGATTGAGATTCTGAAGGCGAAGCTGGCGCGGGAGAAACGGACGGTTATCCCAGCAGAGGAAGTGCAGGCACTTCTTTTACATTTGAGCACGCAGAGCAGGACGGTACTTTATCAGTTCATGGAGACGGAAGCCCCGCCTAAGTTAGACGGGATGAGCGCGGCACAGATGAGGCCGATTCTTCGGGAGATGGCTGATTCGATTTGTGAAAAGATGGGCGACCTAATTACCGACTTTGAAACCCGATGAGATACCAGACTTGGCGGGCGGGTTGGAAGAAGCCTGATAGGCGTCCCATCCATGAATGGTTGCATGACCATTGGGTTCTGCCAGCGAGCTACGCCCAACCGGGTAGGTTTGATGTTAGCACGAGTCGGCATTTGATCGCCCCTTTTGATGCTATCCAGTCGGATGGCGTGAGAGAGGTTTCTCTGGCGGGGGCGATTCAGACGGGAAAGACTTTGGTGGTGGAGGGGGCGGCGACATGGGCAACGTGCAACAGCCCGGGACCAATGATGTGGACTTTGCAGACGGATGAGGATGCAAGGGAGCATTGCAACCAGAGGTTCATGGAGGCTTATAGGACTGTTCCGCAGATTAGGGCGATGCTCCCGGAGGATAGGCACCTAAAGCAAATGGCTGCGGTTTACTTTGGGCCGTTTTTCTTGGAGGTAAACGGGGCCAACCTTAACAATCTTCAGCGCGTCTCTATCCGTTGGAAGTTTAACTCTGAGGTGTGGCTTTGGAAACAGGGATTGCTGGCCCATGCAAGGGGGCGCGTATCGGCCTTTGAGAAGGCGGGTAATAGCAAGGTGGTTAACGAGTCGCAGGGGGGGAATTCAGGCGATGACTTTGATCTAGCATGGCAGGCCGGGCATCAAGCAATCTGGTCAGTCAAATGCTTTGCGTGTGGTAAACTGAGTCCATTGGAGTTTAGCGGGAGAATGCTTGACGACCCAAAGAAGAAATCGTGTGTTGTCTGGAATGAAGATGCGCGGCGACAAGACGGAAGTTGGAACGTCGCCCGTGCCGTGGAGACGGCTCGCTATACCTGCCGCCTTTGCGGCATGGAACACGCGAATGATGCTAGAACTCGCGCTAGATGGAACAGTGACGGGGAGTATGTCAGTCAGCGGCCAGATGCTTCACCTGAAAATCGAAGCTTCCGATGGGAGGCTCTTGTGGCACGAGACTTCGGGGCATTGGTCAGCCAATTCCTAGAAGCGAGGAAAGCACAGAAGGCGGGCGTCCCGCAGGCTATGATGGACTTCACCCGGCAACGTAGGGCGCTACCTTGGGTTGAGGACGACATGAGCGAGGTTATTCTTCTGAAGGGGAGCGGCTATATGCTGTCAGAAATCAAAGCCCCCGCTGAGAAGTTACCGAATGAGGCGCATAGGTTCGTGACTATTGATCGCCAGCGGGACCATTTTTGGATTAGCGTTCGCGTCTGGTTTCGGGATGGTTCAAGCCGCCTATTGTATTTCTCCCGCGTCACCACCCCAGAGCAATGCGAGGACGTGCGAATACTATATGGGGTGGAAAGACAGTTAACCTTCGAGGATGCTGGGTATTTCCCAGAAGGAGTTTATACGGATTGCGTCACCTATGGGTGGACTGCCTTGAAGGGTAGCGGAGAAAATTATTTCACCGTGGAAACTCGGGGCGGAAAGATTAAGCGCCTATGGTCGGACGCCAATCGGATTCAGCATCAAGGGAAGATGCTCAATCTGTTTCATTGGTCATCAGACCCGGTTAAGGATGTGCTCTATAATCTTCGGAGTGGACGCGGGGCGAAGTGGGAAACCCCTGACGATATTGGTCAGGAATATGCATCACAAATTAACGGTGATAAAAAGAAACCATTCCTTAATAAAAGATCGGGCCGAAACGAATGGCGTTGGCAGCGCACCCACGCAAACCACGCCCATGACCTTGAGGCAATGCAAACAGTCGTTGCCATGATGTTGGGTATCTTGGCCCCGCCCCATCCAATGGAAGATACGATTACAAAAGAAGAAGTTGAACCCGCAAAAGCCTAACGTATAAACGCCAGCACAACATGACAAACGCTGATAAACTACACAAGGCATTGGGGGATAGTGAAAGCCAAATCCCCGAGATGCAGAAACGCACGGATTCCATTTCATCCCGTATCCGGGGCTGGTCTATCCTTCAGCATTATTGGTTTTTCAAAGCATGGATGGACGCATTTGCCGAGGAGGGTAGGACGATGCGCATACTCATTGTCGGCGTGTATCTCGGGCGTGATATTACCTTCATGTTGGACGCCGCAGGTAATCACCCAATGCACATTACCGGAGTGGACAAGTTCAACGCGGAACCCTGCGGCGACTGGCCAAAGGAAAAGCTGCACATGACATGGGAGGAGGCTTTCAACTGCCCGCCGCCTGACATGGAAAAGGCATTAGAGAATATCGCCCCGAAGCTTCCGCATGAAGTTCGATTGATTAAGGCAGATGACAAGGACTGGCTGGAATCCGCAACGGGGACTTACGATCTGATTTTCCTAGATGCCAGCCATGAGTATGCATCTATTAGCCGGCAGATTCGGGCAGTTCATAAACTCTGTCATCCGAATACGATTGTAGCGGGTGATGATTACTCAAATGTGCAACCCGGATGGGGTGTGACTGAGGCCGTCAAAGAAGCTTTCAAGTTTCACCACCATATCAGCTATCGGGTATGGTTTGCGGGCGCGGAGGACTACCTGTGATATTTCCGATACCCGGCATTGGTCATCGTTCATCGCATCGGGTTAATAATTCACCGCCGCATGTAACGGTTGTTGCAGACTCAGGACAAGTTCAGGTGGACCCTAAAAGGGCCATAGAGTGCGCGGACGCATTGGAATTAATCTACCAGCAGGACATAACAAATGCTTATCGGCATACTATGAATAATTGCGTTACCTATTCCCCGCGCCCTACGCCGCAAGACAACCTTGCTCGTGCTCAGGCAATTAAGCGGGCTGCATCAATGTCTGTCGGACCAATGCTGTTGAGCACGGATGATGCTGATTTTTTGGGGAGGGCGAACAAATGAAAGTTGCCGTCATTTATTCCGGTGGGATGCGGTCATTCGACAAATGTTGGGCAAACCACAAATGGGCCGTGCTCCGGCATTTTTCAGACGCCAAGATTTATTGCGTAACGGAGCGGGATGAGGACGCAGGTAAGTCGCTTTTATTTGGGGCATTTGATGCGACGGTGAGAGAGGTGAAACAGCCAGAAATGGTTATCCCCAAGGGGTGCCCCGATGAATGGCAACCGGGACGCCCTTACATGCATGAGCCCTATCATATCAGCGTGGACCCTCGGGCCGTCCTCGGGCAATTGTGGATGCTGCGTGAGGGGTGGAGGCTTTATCAGGAAGCGAATGAACCGGCAGATTTAATTATTCGGATTCGCCCTGACCTGTGGTTTCATTCGTTTGATATGCCCAGTTTTATCCGAGCATGGAAATCGAATCCGGCAACGACATATATAGACGGTGGTGGGGCGCTTGCCTTCACTCCTTGGTGGGGGAGGTTCGGCGGCTGCAATGACCGATTCGCCCTGCTAGGAACAAAGGCCGCAGAGGCCTATTTCACTGCATACGACCATATCCATGCCATGATTTCAGAGGGCGCACCCCTCCATCCTGAAACCCTAGTTCACTATGCAATGAAGCGAGTGGGTATCTCAATCTGTGACGACATGAAGGCCGAGTTCAGCACGCTACGCAAGACGGGCGAGATGCGCCCACCTGAGATTACCATGATCGACTTGGCGCATTTCAAGAGTTGACCTAAGCATTATTCATGGCGTCCGCAAGGGCGTCCATGTTGTGGGGGTGGTTGCGGGCGTAAGACCCTGCGGCCACCCCTTCTTCTTTGGTTGACCCGCCCCATATAGTCAATGGACACGAGAAGCCTTGCGAACATCATCTTACGGCAGGCGGAGAAGCAGCAAAATCCGCGTCAATATCTGGATGATTTAATCGCTTCCAAACTGACAACGGTTTCGGGGCAGGGAGGTGCCATCATAAGCACTACCGTCAACGGCAAATCCGTTACATTCCAAGCCATTCCCGGCACGACCATTGCAGACTATTTGAACGCCGCGATGCTCGCCCTTCAAGCCCTAGAGTGTGGGCTGACCCGCGTTCCTTCCACCACTTGGGCGGTAATGAGATGAACAAGGTTCAAAAAACAATCGCCGGCTGGCTTGGTCTTGAAGCCAAATCCAAGGAAGAAACAGCAGCCCTTTCCTATCTCGTGGACGCCGCAAACTGGCGGGAGGTATATCGCCGCCCATTTGAGGTGATGACGGTCAACACGATTGCCCAAGAGGTCAATCAATACGACTGGTTCAAACTCCTTTCAGACTCACGAAAACTTTATTGCAACCTCGGGCCGGTCACGGGGGCGATTGATGATAAGGCGACTTACGCTGTAGGACGGGCATGGAACGCCAAGTTTACCGGCGAAGATAAGGAATGGGGTGAGAAAGCGGAACAGTGGGTAAATGAAATATGGTATCCGATGAGCGATGCACGCGGCCCCATGTTTGATTTCAAAACAGACCTTTTCCTTCAGTCTGTCAGTATCGACCGTGATGGGGAAATCTATGTTTACCTGACTTCGACGGCAGACGGTTGGCCGCAGATTCAGCTTCTCCCCGCTCACATGATCGGGGACCGGAACAACGTGGATGGGTATATCTCCGAAGGCCCATATGCTGGGCTGCAATGTCGTCAGGGCGTCGTTACGAATGATGTTGGGCAGGCGGTAGCCTATCACGTTCTAGGGCCGACGATCAAACAGGATACGTATATTTCCGCCCGCGACCTAATCCAAGTCTTTGATCCGCGTTGGGCCGACCAAGTGAGAGGATTCCCAGTGTTCATGCACGCCCTTCTTGACCTGAAAGACCTTCGCCAGATTCAGGGCTATGAGAAGATTGCCGCTGAGTTAATGTCATCCATCGGTATCCTTGAATGGAACGAATCAGGTGCGCCCGATCTAGACCCTGCTGCAATTCTGAAGGGGCAGACTTTCATTGGGTCTAATCCCATGCCTGCTGTTACCGTCGAGCAAATCCCCGGTGGGGGTAACGTAAAATATATGCGGAGCCAGAGTGGCTCCAAGATTGAGCAACTGAAGAATGAACGCCCATCGGTGCAGTTGGATGCCTTCATGGACAGGCTTATTCGCAACGCCTGTGTGGGGGCTGGCTGGCCGTTTGAACTCACTTGGGATTCTAGCAAGTTGGGCGGGGCGAATGTTCGGCTGTTACTCGCCAAGGCTATGCGGGCGGTAGAGGACCGGCAAGACTTGCTTCGACCCATTGCAAAACGTTGTGTCGGTTACGCCGTCGCCAAGGCCATCAAGTCGGGTCTACTTCCCCCTAATGACGAATGGTATGCTTGGCGCTTCACAATGCCTGCTCGAATGACTGCCGATTATGGGCGTGATGCGAAGGCAGACCTAGCTGATTATCAGGCGGGATTAACTACGATGACCGATATTCTGGGCGAGGAGGGGCGCGACTTGGATGAACATATTGAGACGCTGAAAGAGGAACGGGAGAAACTGGCTGCGGCTGGTATCTCAATGACGCCACCCGTAATTGACCAAAGCACGGACGCTGGTGGACCCCCCATTGATGATGTAGATGGTAATGGTGAAAGCACGGATGATGACCAAGGCGTTGACTCTGCGGACACTAAGAAAGAATGAACACCGACTCAGAACATATCTGCTTTGAACAAATCCAATTCGCCCAAGCGACAGATAAGGGGCTTCAGGACGTTTCAATCCTCACCATTGGGGAGGCCAACGGCCACGGGATGCTAGTGGATGAAAAAACCATCTCGGACTTCATCAAACTTTCAATGGGCAAGACTATCCCCGCGTATCTGACCCATGAGGGGGCGCAAGATAAGGAGACGGGACGCCCGCTAGATCGGCTAGGCAAAGAAATTGGCATGTTCTCGGGATTCTACAGAGATGGAAACAAGGTTCGCGCCAAGAATTTCCAGTTTCTAGACTCCTTCAAATCAGCGGAGCCCAAGACCCATGCAACCCTTGTGGAAATGGCTAAGAATTTTGCGGAGAATCTAGGTATTTCTCCCGTCATGCGCCATTTCCGGGCGTGGGTGAACAAGGACGGTTCAGAGATTAAGGCTGATGGGGATAATGTCCCGGCTTCCGCCATGAATAAGCATCCTTCGATGCGCCTGCGCGACCTACTTTCCTGTGATTTTGTCCAGAAACCAGCCGCCAATCTCGGTCTATTTGAGGCCCGAGTTGACGAAACAACCTCAACTAACTCTTCAACCATGTCCGCAGATACCATTCTACTTACAAAGCATACGGAGGAAGTCACTTCTCTCCAGACCCAGCATAAGGACGCCGTTTCGGCGCTCGAAACCAAGCACAAGGATGCCGTCGCTATTCTGGAAAAGAAGGCCAATGACGCGGTTGCCGCGCTCGCCGTCGTTCAGGAAAGCGAGAAGTCCATGAAGGCCGCGCTCGCTGCCAAGACCCTTGAGGCCGAGGAAGCCGCGAAATATGATATGCGGAAGGCCGGTGCGCCGGCCCTCGCCATTGCGCTTGAGTCCCGGCAGGACAAAATCCCGGCACCGGCTGACACCGACAAGGCCAAATGGGAGCAATACACCGCCCTTTGTGAACTCATCAAGGATGACCGTGGCAACGTCACAGCCACCAAGGAAACCCCAGCCGCTAAGCGGTTCCGCGAAAGCTATCTTGTCCGCAAGTAACCTTATTTTTCAACCAATCTAAAAATCTACTCTCATGGCTAACGCACTAAATGGTGTATTTATGACCCGCATCTCCCAGCTTACGCTGGAAGCTCTGCTTTCGAGTCCGCTTCCCGTCACTACGATGTGGACGGACTTCTCCAATGATGTTTCGACTTACGGCAACGCGGTGACTACCCGTTACCCGAACGCCCTCACGGCTCAGAACTTCGCCTCTGCCAAGACCGCGATTGATTCCAACACGGTCAGCCGCACGATCACCCTCGATAAGTATGTGGGCGTTCCGGTGCAGTTCACGGATACGGAAATGTCGTTCTCAGATGTTCAGCTTCTCCAGATGTTCGTCAAGCCGGCCATCAATGCGCTATTTGAGAATGTCATGGCGACCCAGCTTGCGCTGGTGACGGTTGCGAACTTCTCCAGCAACAACGTCATTGCCGCTGCGGACTTCACCGCCGCGAACGTGGCCCGCATCGGGCGCATCCAGACGGCCCTTAAGGTTCCGACTGAGCCCCGTCATATCATCTGTTCCCCGAACTATGCTGAAGTTCTGAAGAAGGATTCCAGCGTTCAGGCGGCTTATGCTTATGGTCCCGGCAATACGATTCGCACGGGCGCTATCCCGCTGGTGTATAACTACCAGATTCACGAGTGGAACGGCACTATTCCGACCACGAACAATCTGGCGGCCATCGCGTTTGCCCCACAGGCCCTCTTGCTGGCGATTCGCCCCCCGGTGCTTCCCCGCAACTGGTATGGTGAGGTGCGTAACATCACCGACCCGGCCACCGGCCTTACGATTCAGTTCCGCGATTACTATGACGGCACGCAGCAGCGCACGGAATGGTGCTTCATCTATGGCTGCCAGATTGGCAATCCGGGTAATCTTACCCGCATCACCAACGTCGCGGAGTAATTCCACCGCTCGGCTAGTGAGCGTTTCTCCTTCACGAACCACCGGATTAGCCCCGGTGGTTTTCCTTTAACTCCACACAACATGGAACCAAACAAAACCGATAGCGCGGCTAAGGCCGCTTTGCCAGTAATCCGCGACCCCCGTATCTGCCTTGCCATGCCCGTTTATGGCAAGATTGATGTGCCTTTTGTGCAATGCCTGATGGGGATGCTGGCTAGTTCAACGGTCGTTCAAATGTGGGATTTCCTTCCGGGTGATTCCCTTGTTAACCGCGCTAGAAACAATCTGGCGAAGCGCTTCCTAGAGGGATATGCGGGGCAGGATGGGGTCGGGAATCCCGTCACCGTAAAACATGATTGGCTCCTTTTCCTCGATACAGATTTGGTGTTCCGCCCCGAGGATGTGCAAAAGCTATATGACTTGGGTATGAAGAAGGGGCCGGGCATCTATGCCGGAACCTATCCGATTAAACAGCTCAAGCCCAAGGTGGTTTTCAACAACATCGCGGGATGCGTCCCCGATGAAGAAGGAATTGTGGAGGTGCGCGAAGCGGGGACTGGCTTCATGCTTATTCACCGTAACGTGTTTGAGCAGATGATGGATAAGTGCAAAGATGAGATTGAATATGTGGTTGATTCGGGCGACCCATCGAACCCTGCCATCATATCGTGGGACTTCTTCTCTGTTGGGGTTCGCATGGACCCTGATCTTAAGCGGAAGCGTTTCTTGTCTGAGGATTGGTATTTCTGCCAACGGTGGCGCTCCCTTGGCGGCAAAATTCTAATGCACACCAAGACGAGTTGTATGCACATCGGGACATTCAGTTATCCCGGTAATCCGCAGGAAATCATTGAAGCTGGCGATTATTACAAGAAGGCGTTTGAGATGATCGCCCAACAGCAGAAACCCAAGGTGGTTAAGGTCGGCCCACCTGAACACTTCGTTGAAAAGAAAGCGGAGCCTATTGCCGTTCCGGCCTAGAGTATGGGATTCAATGAAGCCACAGCCGCAGGCCAGTCTTTCTCCGAAGGGACTTCCATCTTCGGGGAAAGCTTCACCTATACGGCACCGAATGGGGGAGCTACAACTAGCGGGCTTGTCGGCGTGTTCAATCAGGTTGAAATCGAATACCAGTTTGACGAGTTCTCCACCAAGAAAAAGACTGGTCTGATTTGCGTTAGCAGTAAGACGCAATGGGGAGCGGTTGTCCCGGCAGATCGTGGGGTGATTTCATATAATTCCATTGGCTATCAGATTGAGCGGATTGATGGGTCGGACACCCCCGCCGAACCGGCCTTTACCCTGACCTGTAAGAAATTGACCTGATGGAAACGACTATCACGGTGGATACAGTTCAGTTTGAGGCCGCTATGCAGCGGCTTCGCTCGGGCGTGCGCTCTGGCTTCATAGACACCCAATACGGGCTTTTGCCGATGCAGGCTAGGCTTCTGGCCGAACGGTGTCAGACATTCACGCCACCGCGAAATGTGGGGCAAGGAAAGGCCGCTGTGGCGCGGGATATAACGACCATCTACCGCCCCCTAAGCCAAACCACGTTCACGACGCCTTCCGTTAAGAAGATCGTTAGGACGGATGACCGCCCAGCGTGGAATAAAATGGCCCTCAATTTCAAGGGAACCCATAACCTGCAAAACACCACGGCTATCGGCTTCGATGGCGGAACGCTTCACCAGAAATGGCGGAACAAGCGAGGTCGGACGTTTAAGGCAAAGTATGGCAATATCGGTTTCGTCACCCTTGGCGCAGAAGGCCGGCAGGCGCGGGGTTATATTGCCGAGAAAAAGAAGCTGGTTGGCTGGGCTAGGGCTGGATGGAACCAAGGCATCATTGGCTTTGGCGGCACGGTCAAAGCCCCTTGGGTTTCCCGACATGGGCTGGGCGATGGTGGGTATGTTAACGGAACCGCATCAAGCGACCCATTCGTTAAGGTTAGCAATAATACTGGCTGGGCAAAGTCTGGTAAGGGTGAGGGAGAGCGTATTATCCGTAACGCGATTGAATCCCGCGCTAGGGATATGGAGTCCTACTATTACCGCATGATGAAACTGGCCGCAGATAAGGCCCAAGCCGCATGACCGCTCCCAATATCGCCTACCTCTACGACCTAGAGAGTCCCTATGAGGATGCCCTGCGTAACTACTTCGTTAACGTGAACGTGGGGGGATTCCGGTTTAATCAGGTCTTAACCCCAAGGACGAACGCTAATGTTGAAGCATTTCAGGAAACCCCCCGATTGCAGATCAAGTGCGGGATTATTGGTTTGGCTCCTTCAGGGTCAGGCGTGCAGGAAACGAGCGTCACCCTAGCCAACACCAATACGGCCTATTACAGCTATTACACCCTTTCTGTGGCCTTGGACGTTATTACCCAGAGGCAGAACACAAGCCAGCCCCACGGGCTTTATAGGGGTGCTGTAAGGCAGGGGATGCTCGAATACACGGCCACCCTAAATAATACGACCATTCCCTATTATCAGACGGCATTTATGAACCCCGGGGCATCCACACAGACCCTAGACCCTGAGAACGATGCAATCATCACCTCACTGGCCTATACGATGGATGTGTTCATTCAACCCTCCTCTTTTCCTAACAGTTGACGAAACCCTTAATCTCATACTCTCATGGCTTACCAAGACGGCACATTTCCTTCAGGCTCTCCTATTCTGAGCACGGCGTTAGACGCCTATAAGTGCAATAGCTTCACCATCGCCAAAGCCGCTGACACCGTTCAGATCTTGGACGAAAATGGCGCACCTTCGGGTGCGCTTCAGTTCCTCGGTTTCACCACGGGTTCTTTCGAGGTTCAAATGGCTGCGGCCAATAGCAATGTCCTTACGACCGCAGCGGAAAACGCAGTAAAGGGCGTGTTCGTGAACGTGAACATTGCCTCCGTTAACACCAACTGCTTCATTACTGAAGTCACGCTCACCAAGCCCCAACGCGGGCCGTGGACCGCCAGCGGTAGCTGGCAAGCCCGTATCAATTAAAGGCCATCGGGCCGACCCGCCCAATGGTCACATTGCAAAGAGTAGTAATCCCCGGATATGCAGAGGCGCGGCGCAAGGAAACAACCTTGCGCGATTCTGCATATTTGGGTGGTAAGGAAATGATTTGTGGGATTGTCGTTCACCCAATTTCGTTACGCCGTTTGCTCTGGTTGGAACACGCCAGAAATGGCCTTGTGGGTCAGTATCGGTTTGAATCTGAGAACGAGATTTTGGCCCATGCGTTGCAGGTGATTTATTTTTGCACCCCGCAGTTTGAGGTTCCAGATTCTCCCAAGTTCTCTTTCTGGTCCAGCCTGCGGCAGTCCATCCAACAGCAGGCATTTTTCAGGAAAGTGTTAAGCGCGTATCCAGCCGAGACGGTAATAAAAGAGGTAAATGAATGGATTGAAAACGCCCTGATGGACGCACCGACAGGAACGGGGAACAATGAGGTTGATTCACCCAGCTATGCCTCGTATCCGACCTATATTGTGGATAAGTTTGCGGAGGCCGGACTTCCATTCACTTTTGATGAAATCATGGATATGCCCTTGCGCCGCCTTTGGCAGCATTGGCGGGCAGCTGTGGCGCGCATTAATGATGCCACCCTAACAAATCCAAGTGATATGATCGCGGTTGAGCATATCGCCAAAGGTATCAAATGAGCATCGGGATTGATTTCATTCTGCGGGCAAGCTCAACGGGGTTTACGCAGGGCGTTGCAGCGGCAAACAACAGCCTTAAAGGGCTGAAGAAAGAACTGCATGAATGGGGCGGCGGTAAGCTGGGCCATGCCATCGGCATCTTTGGCGTTGTCGAAGGATTCAAGATGACGGTTGAACACGCGAGAAAGGCCAGAGAAGAAGCAGAGAAACTAGGCCACACCGTTGATTCTGGAACCAAGAGTGTGGCAGAATTTGGTGATGCCGTTGGTCATATTTCAGACGGGTTCATGAATGCCGCCGTTAAGGGGCTTTCATTCTTCACGAAGATTGGTGATGCCGCCCGACATTTCTTTCAGGATGTGACGCAGGAACAGGAGGACGCCGCAAAGAAGATGGTTGATGAAACCGGAAAGGCTGCTGATGAAGCAGAGAAGCGCCTGAAGAAATCCAAGGAGGATAATAGCCCAGAGAAACAAACTGAAGCCCAAGAGAAACTCGATAAGGTCAAGGTTCAATCGGACGTTAAGGGAACCGATGCGCAAAAGAAGCTCGTTAACCTGATGAATGAACGCGCCGATCTAGAGAAGCAACTAGAAGGGACTGGAAAGGCCACTGTTAAACACAAGGAGTTGGAAGCAGCGATTCTGAAAAATCAGATGGACATTAAAGAGGCGACTGCCGGCGTTGATAAGGAAGCTGAGGAGAAAAGGCAGAAGGCCCAAGAAGAAGATTCCAAGCGTAACCGCGAGGACAACGAGGATGTTATCGCGGCGGTAGATATGGAGAAAGAGAAGCGCAAGGAGGTGCGTGAAAAGTTTGCGCCATCAGTGGAACAGTTAGCCAATATGAGCGCGGGCGGATTCGCTTCCCAGAAAGACCCGATCATTGTTGCCAAGCAGATAATGGAAAAGGAGAAATTTGCTTCGGAAGCCGGGGGCCGTGGTGATATTAGAGGAGCAATGAAATTGGGTCTTGAGGCCAAAAAGATGCGAGATTCATTAAACGATGTGGCCGGAACGGGGTCGGCATTGAATGCCCAGACGGCAGAACAGGCCGTTAAATCAGCCCTTGAGGAAACCAATGGTAAACTAGAATCAACCAACAAAGAACTTGAGGGCGTTAGAAAACAATTAGAGGGAATGCTGAAGGCCCAAAAGTAACATGGCTAACCTATATTCAGACGGCTCATATTCTACCCCACTACTCGTTTCAAATACGGTTAGTTATCCATATCCGTGGCCGAACAATTCAAATGTGGCGCGTTTTGATTTGGAATATGTTGTGTGGGCCAACGCCTATACGACAGCGGCGCTTGATTCTACATCCGGCGATGCCCCCTCTGCGTTCATGGTTGAACAGGGGCCGCTTAGAAAGATCGCTCCGGGCGCCGTGAGGTATTCGCGGGCCTATGTTCAAATCCCTGTAACTTGGGCAGAGACACAACAGGTGGCCTACACATTCCCCGGTTTGTCTTTCGGGGCTGGTTCTTCTTGGAACCCATATTTCTATCGTTCACCGATCACGCTATACCGCATTGCAACGGTAACGCATACATTTTCGCACGGGGCCACCTCTCCAACATTAGATAACACGTTTATAGTTACTGACGGAAATAACGTGGTTGATTATATCGGTTTTGGAAACCCGAATATCGGGGCCATTCTGACCAATCCATCAGCGGAGCCGGCCACCTATAATGTTTCCAGCGAATCTCATTTGCTCACTGGCCTAATCTGGGAAAAGACTTCCGTAACGGTTAACAAGCCCATCTAACAATGGCTGACGGTTGGAAAAACATTCCTAGATGCCTACCGGGTGGCACGTCTCTTATATCGGCTAACTACGCCAATCAGTTGATTGATTTCGTTAATGCAATCGGTGGGGGGCAGATTGCGCCGATTAATAACGTCGGTAAAATGATGCTGGCCGGTGGGCAATTTATTCTAGACCTGTCTTTGTTCGATGCGCGGTTACGGGCGGTTGAGGGTGGCTCTAGTGGTGGCGGCACGGCGGGGATTCTTCCATTCGGAATCAATGACACTTCTCCGAATGCCAACTTTGCATCGGTGAACGTCCGCTTTGCCACAGTCGGAAACAATATCCCCGCAGGCATCGGCACGAGCATAAACCTATCAATCCCTAACAGCAACACGACCGTTTACCTGAACATCACGATTGATAACAATGCGACCGTGACAGCGTGCAGTATCAACACGGGGGCGGTCCCTTCGCCAAACACCGCAACCAAGGCTTACAGCCTGATTGGGAATATCCAAGTGGTTAACAACATTGTGACCGTGATAGATCAAAGCCTTTTGTATTCTCAGAGCTTTGTGGCGTGCAATCGCAATACGAGCGACCCCGCGACCACCCCCGGAGCCTATTTTTTGCAGGTTAGCTGAGATGCCTCTTAACTGGACAACGTATAGTTTGGCCCCAAAGGCCACTTGTTTCCCTTGTTGCTCGGGCGCTGGCCCCACTCCGGCGGAGTGCTCGTGTGCGTTGCTGATACCCGCGCCATGGTCTATAACACCGACATTTCCAGACTACGCGACAGCAGCGGCGTTTATAGCAGCTTCCGTCTCGGACTGCGACACCATATATTCGTTTCCCGGTGCGGACCTACCCGGCACGTTCACCTCATCATTTGATGGCACGACATACACCGCCGCTGGCGAGGCCAATGCCTCTTTTGAGGCCGCGGAACACCTGACGGTTAGCATCCTAATCGCCGTTTCAATGGCGTCTGGAGATGTGCTTTCTCTGGCTTTCACCAATACGGGGGATGGCGACACAAGCGAAACATTGGCCCAGCTCGTTGATTGCGCGACCGGAGATATTCTGGACTCCGATACATCGGCCAGTGGGAGTGGGACGTTAACCCTCACTGCTCCCGATGACGGGATATATTACGTCCGTATGAATGGGAGCCAGGATTTTGGAGGGTCGAATTTCCCGGAGAACACAGATGTTACGTGGAGCGTTACGTCTTCGGCGGTATGGATACTCCTCCCCGTTATCGCCCTATGGGACGACTCGGGCACGACGCGCTCGCTGTGGGCGTGCCCGAAGCTTCTGCTGCCGCCCCTGACGGAGTTGACGGGCGACTGGTATGCGAGTTGTGCGGATGCGGCTAGTGTTATATCCGCTCAGGTCAGCGATTGTGTTGGGTATTTTGAAATCGGAACCCACCTCGCTTCATTCTCTGCTTCTGGCGGAAGTTCGTTTTCCGTTAACGAGACATTTTCAGCCGGCTATATTGGAGGCGACGGAACGCAGGCGTGGGGTGGCGTTAATGGAGTCGCGGGCGATTCCTTGATTCTCACTTGGTCAGCAACCAGCAGCGGAAGCGTGCAAGTAATTTTCGAGATATACGATGACACGGGGACGTTGATTGATACCCAGTCTGGAACATCAAGCCCGCTGACATCTATAGCCCTTCCATATACCGGGAGATACACGGTCCAATTTACCATCATTGATGCGGATACTGACGTTTCAGACGCGACGTTCATGGTTTCGTCATCCGGGACTATGAGCACCAACCCCATCCAAGCCCGCTGGGACGATGGCCTCACTTGCGCTTCCACCTTGGATTGCGGCGACTCCTGCCCATGAGCCGAATTATTACCGCCAAGGAACGGGCTTCCCGCTGGAAAGGAATGGGGGATGTTATCGCCTCTGCCACTAAACTGGTGGGGATTAAGCCTTGTCGCGGTTGTGCCAAAAGACAGGAATCTTTAAATAAAGCCTTCCCATTCAAGGCCGTTGACCAAAAGCCCAAATAAACATGGCCGGTGATTACCTGCATATTCTTCAGGGAGACTCCTACTCGTTTTCAACCCAAGTCACCCTTGATGGGGTGGAGCAAAATGTTTACGGCGCTGATATTTCCATGTATGCAGTGGCAAATCCCGATTTAACGGGCGAATTGATTTTGTTCACGGCTAACACAAATACAGGACAAGTCGTGATTTCAGGGGCGAATAACGCCAATGTTACCGTTAGCCTAAACTCCGCCTTCACCGCGAACATTCCGCAAGCGAACGTGGCCCAATGGTTCCTTCGCTCTAATACTTCATCGGGGGAGGTCTATACTTTGGACAGGGGGCGCATCGCCGTGATGCCCGGTTTCCCTGCCATTCCTTTTTAGTCAAAAACAACATGAACCAAAATAATATCACTCCCGCCCAAGCCTTGCAGGTCTTGGACGTTGCTACGACCCCCCAGAACGCCGGTAAACTGAACCGCGAGGATTATATCAACATCCAGATCGCCCTTGGTTGCCTGTCTGCCTTCGTTCAGGCGAATACCCCGAAAGAGGAAACCCCGCCTGTGGCTGATGCGCCCAAGAAACGAGGCCCGAAGCCAAAGGGTGCTTTCGGCGCTCCCGTTAAACCCTAATGCCCTGCCAAGAATTATCTTCAGGACTCGCCCAAGATACAAACCCATCTGGGGCATTGGGCGAAAACACCAACCCCGGCACGAGTGGATTCTGCCGGGTGTTTAACTTTGCCCAATCGGATGACATGGTGACATTGGTTGATTTCATTCCAATCCTGACTTTCGCGGGCAACCAAATGGAGACATTCTAATATGGCTGGCGTAAACTTCGCATCCTTCACACAGGCAAACTCGCCATCCCTGACCCAGTTCATTGTTGGGTATGATACGGCTGTGTCTGGTGGAGAGCGGAGATTTGCCCTCACGGATATAAAGAATCTCATTGGGGGCGGCACAGTGACAACGGTTTCCCTTGTCACGGCCAATGGGGTTTCTGGTTCGGTGGCTAATCCCACCACCACTCCGGCGATCACATTAACGCTTGGGGCGATTACCCCCACCAGCGTTAGCACGGGTGCGTTGACATCTTCGGCGCTTACTTCTGGGCGCGTTCCCTTTGCTACCACGGCGGGGCTTTTGACTGATTCCTCCGCGCTTACTTTTAATTCTGGCACGGGGGTACTATCGGCCACTTCATTTAGTGGTTCGGGGGCTTCGCTCACTGGCATTGTCACTTCGCTTGCGGGAACCGCCAACCAGATTACGGCTAGTGCTTCGACCGGGGCCGTGACACTTTCTTTGGCTGGGCCATTCAATTTTACGAGCTTAACGAATACCGCCCTCCTGCTTGGGGCCGGGACTTCTGCGATCACCCCCGCAGACCTGACTTATGTTTCGCCCACGTTAACTGTCCCCGATGCCTTCAACATCAGCAGCGCCGGCTCGATTGCGCTGACGGCGGGGGGAAGTAATAAAGGCATAACGGGCTCCATCACGGGAACGGGCAATTTCATTCTTCAGACGGTGGGCGGCCCGACAGTTCAAGCCTACACGTATCAGGGGTTGCAAGTGGTGGGTGCGATCAATCAGCGCACGGGCTTCATGCTAGACGCGCAAGGCACGAACAATCCGACATTCATGGGTAGGCGTGCCCGCGATACTGCGGGTGCCCCTTCAGCAGTTCAGTTAAACGACACGCTCGCCCAGTATATTGCACGAGGCTATGGAGCCACCGGATACCCCGCTGCTCAAGCTGGATTTGCTATAGTGGCAGCGGAAGCGTTCACGGATTCGGCAGCTGGGCAGTATACCTCAGTTGCATCTATTCTTTCTGGGACGACCACGACTTATGAGGCGCTACGCGGAGATGCCAACGGGCGCATCATCATTGGTTCTGCGGGAAATAAAACCCGGGCAGCGTGGGGCACATTTGGCATCATCAGCTCATTTTCCAACAATGCCGCTGGTGGCCTAACCATCACCGACTCCACCTCCTCCGGCACCGTCGCCACCGCCGTAGCGAACAGCTTTGCGGTGCCCACCTTTGCCGCCTCCTCGGCCACCACGTTCACCAACGCAGCCAATCTCTATATTGCAGGCGATATAGCCGCCGGCACTAACGTCACCCTGACCAACTCCTACGGGCTTTGGAATGTGGGGAAGACAAAGCTGGAGGGTGCCGTTCAGCAGGATGTCTCTTCCGCTGTATCGGTTACGCCATACAACTCTATCGTCACGCTGACCGGAAGCACAACCGCTCAGTCCATTGGTGGTGGAAACTTTGATGTTCGTAACGCCCAAACGAGCGGCTCAAGCGATGTTATTGCTCTTGGTTCTGCGGCCCGCTCCACGGGTGCCGCGAACATGAACATTCTGTATGGCTCCCGCTCAATATACATTTCTAGCTCAACCGGAAATGTCACTGAGGCTGAAGCATACAACGCAAGAACCCCTATAACTTCAAGCAGTGGTGTTATCACGACTGGATACGCTTTCAAGGCGGACGCACAAAAGACGGCGAACATCACCACGGCCTATGCATTCTATGCTGCCGGTGCTTCTGACCTAAACTATTTTGCCGGTTCGTTGCGTATGGGCAATGTTTCCACAGGAACTCTTTTGTCGGATTCCTCTGGCGCATTCTCTCTCACAGGCGGCGCAGGCAACATGACCATCACGGCGGGCACGGGCGCGAGCCGGACTCTGACGCTTCAGACTACGACTGGCGGGGGCGCAGCCACAACGGCGCTTACACTTGGCGCTGACCAATCCGCATTATTTGCGGGGGTGACAGCTTTTGCAGGGGCAGCCATATCGGCAACGAGCGGTGCGGTGTTCCCGGTTGGAACAACGGCGCTTTCTTCTTTGAGAATCCCGCATGGTGCGGCCCCTACTTCTCCGGTAAATGGGGATATGTGGACAACTACGGCTGGATTATTCGTGCGCATCAACGGCGCGACAGTCGGCCCCCTCTCCTGATTCCAAGCAGTCCCATAGAATTGTAATTACCCCTTCGTGTAATGTTAACCCGTGAGAATAATTCTATTCCTGCTGTTAGGGGCGACTTGCTGGGCGAATCCTATTTGGGTGCCCAAGGGGTTCGTCGTGCCATCAGGATTGATTCGGGTCGGCCCAATCACAATGACGGGCAGCATGAGGCCAGCATTGCGCGGGGGAGAGTTTTGCTGGGCGGAAATCCCCTCCCCGAAAACAGTCTGGAAGATAGGCGATATAGTGGACACGGGGATAGTGACCCACCGGATAACAGCCATGAACGATCGGGCAGTTTTGACCAGCGGGGATGCAAACAAATTCAACGACGGGTGGACGCTGAAGAAAAACGTTCGGTTCATCATTCGCTTTATCGAAAGGTCGGATGTTTCGCACTCCTCGCAAGTGCGTTAGTTTTTTCGGGGTGCGCTTGGTTTGGTGCGGGGCGAATCACTTCCGGGGGGACGACCGTGCAAGGGGTCAAGGACGCCGGTTCTCCCGCCACCATAGCCAAATCTGACGCAGGGGTATCCGTGGCCCTCCCCCAAGGGTCCGAGGTCGTGGTAACAAAATCTGAGGCCATTCCCGCCACCGATAAAACTCCCGCCGTTCCCGCTAAGGAAATAACTTCGATTCGCCCCAACGGCCCTAGCGAATACCACCAGACAGAAAGTAAGACGGCAGCTTCAACAGGAACCATAGATCAATCCGTAGCCTTGAAGAAAGTGGAGGCCGCAGAGGACAGGATTTTACTTTATGGGGCGCTTGGGTTGGCCGTGGCGGGGGGAATCTTCTTTTGGCTCAAATACCCTTCACCGGCTCTCATGTGCTGGGCGGGGGCCGGGATTTCGTTCCTTGCGTGGAAGGTCAGCGGTCTTCCAAGTTGGTTTTGGGGCCTATCTGTCCTTGCCGCTGGCGGGGGAGTTGGGTTGTATTTCGGACATAATCGAGGACTATATGAACCCGTCCCCGAAACGAAGCTGCCAGATAAGCCGTGAAGCCCATGAACGCATTTTTATACACCTCTCCCCTGATAGCTGCGGCCCTTGGACAGATAGGGGAAGTTCCCTCTGGATTATCAGTGTATGGGCCGATTGGGTTAGTGTGTTTGCTTCTGGTCTATCGGGAGGAAAAGACGAAGGGGGAATTGAAGTCTGAGCGGGATGCGGTCAGAGAGGACAACAGCAAGTTGAGGGAGGAAATGCGGGGAGTCACCCACCAGTTGAAAAACCTCAACCGCAACATCCTTTACCTTTCCGCCACCCACGGTCCGGCCTCCATCCGAACCATTGCCGAACAGGAACTAGATCGTATCAACCAACAGGACAAAAATGACTAAACTTAAAGCCTTCCTCAACTGGTTCTGGACGCTCCTTTCACCCATTGCACGGGCCGCACTCATCGGCTTCGTGGTGGGCCTTCTGTTGGGGAAGTTCGTCCTTTAGCTCGCAAAATAGTCAGCGGGCGGGGAAGTTCTCAGGCCGCCCCGCCCGCTTCAAGGTTCATCGCCACTGGCCGGTGTTGGAACGCAGGGTTTCTGCGTGCGTGCTCACTCTTGCTTTTACAAATACCGCCTTTTTACAAGGTGTCAAGCCTCGGAAATCAGGCTCACGGATACCTCAACGCGGGGGCGTTCCTTGTCCTCGAAACGCGATGCCGTGATTTTTACAATCTGGTCGTCGTCGTGGTAGGCGATTCCTTTCAGGGCGTCACAAGTTACCTTTAGGAGGTTGTCCAAATCCCCCCGCTTTCTAGGCCGGTAGAAGTTGGCGACTAGGTGGACGGGGCCACTGAGGGGAGAAAGTCCCGCCAAGGCAGCGGAAACGGCCTTCTTGAAGGCTTTAGCCTCCCGCGAGACTACCACCCTCCCCCTTCCATTAATGACAATAGAGCGCCAGTAAGCGTTAGCGGAGGGAGGATAGGGCAACGTCCAATTCAGATAACGTGTAAAAGTTACGTTCGTTGCCGTAGTCGGTGCTCCAATCGTAAGGGTGTTACCCAGTTGCCCCATTATCTCAGCATGGAACCGTTGGGGAATCTCACTCAAAGCTCGTGGTTTCATTGGGGCTTTTTGGTGATGCGTACGCGGCAAGTAATGTCCCCGCTTAGGAAATTGTAATCGGGTTCGCCCACCTTCTCGACCAAATATCCTTCCGGCACGCTCATTAGAGGAATCGTTGTTCCCGGCGCAAGTTGATGAAATGCACCACGGATAATCAAGGCATGTTCGCGCTCCTCGGGTAGGAGTTGATAGTTAAGCCTGTTCACGGCGTTCCCCCTCTTGGGCTTGCGGGGTGGGGGGCGTATGGGGCGAATCGGCTTTGCGTTTCATGCAAGCAATCACCGCTTGGGCGAGTGCATCGGCCACAGAATCACCTTGGAAGGCTTCGGTCTTATCGCCGTAGTTCACTTCCACCTGCCACGATTCGCACCCCGAAAAGCCAAGCGGACTGATGTAAAGTTCCGTGCAGTATTTTCGCCCCCAAAGAAAATCTTCGATGTGGGAAACCTGCTTGGCTTGGGCATCATGGGCTGCGAGCAGAAGTTTCAAATCGCCCCGCAAAGAAAAAACATCAACCGCACATTCCTTTTCCTGAACGATCTGACGGAGACGCATCAAACTTTCTTCTAGTGGATTCATGGCAGTTTCAGGTTAGGATGTTGGGCGAGCAGATCAGCTTTTGAAATAACATAACGTGGTCTATGATTTGGTTTGAGAGGTCTTAAGCGGGGGGATTTACGACCATCGGCTTTAGGGGTGGGGCGAACGGATTGGAT